TGTTGGAAGCGACCCAGCGCTTTGAGAATGTGCCTTCTGGAACTGATGTAGCAGTCTCGAACTTTGTCTTCATATATTCAAGCTGCTGTAGCTCCGCAAGACGTGAAGGGTTATTTAGTGTAATCTTGAAGCCCAAAAGATCTTGACCTCTGAAACCTAATGTGTAAAGATGAACTATCGCCATCTTCTCCAACTCGGAAACCAATGATCTTTGAAGTCTGTGAATAGTTCTTGCGAAACGAATATCCTTCTGAGCTAAGGTAGTCTTATCTTCTGTCCCGCCTTCAAGGTTGGTTAGATAAGACTGTGGGATCTTGATCGCTGCGAACAACTTATCACGAAGATACTTAACATCCTCAATGTCGTCCAAAGACTTGGCGCCAGGGAGCGATGTAATTTCCGATCCAACGCCACCACGCATCGGAATAAAGTAATCTTCCTCAAGTGATAGAGGATTGTAACGAAGATCCACACGACCAGTTGTAGCGTTAACAAGGGAGTTACGCTTCATTTCTGACTTGACTTTTTCCATATATTGTGGTATGTCTTGTGGCGGAATGTTGCCGACGTCAATCTTAAACACGCGGCGCTCTGGCGCACGAACAACGCGATAAGCAATCATCGCGTCCTCAAGAAGTGTTAGCTGCCGCCAAATGCGACGGGCTGGGTCTAGAACGGATGTACCGTATGGTGAGTAACGATCGTTGCCCAAAATGCGGAAGTGTGCAACCTGCCAATTCTCGAAGGTCATACCAGCACCGTTCCACTGATACTGGACGTAGTTAGGGTTTGTCTGATCCTGTCCCTCTAATCTTTCTACTTCGTTGTTCGGCATACCAATAAGGGATGTGATACCTAGCTTCTCGTCAATGTCCATGTAAAGGAAAAAGTCACCGTACTTACACATTGAACGCGCCCAACCAAAGCAGTTGAACTCAATATTTAGAACGTCGTAGAATAGAGACTCAAGGATAGTCTTAATTTCGTGGTTAAGACAATCGATGTTTAGAAGACGATCATACTCATTTGATGTCGTCATCTCGTCGGCATAGATGTCCAACGCTGTAGCAATCTCAGGCATGTATTCCATCTGCTCAAAGTCAATGTAACGTTCTGCTCTGTTTTGGTTGCGAAATGCAGCTGATGTAAAAAGGTTGTAGTTCTGTGAAAGATTGGAGTCGTGCCTCTTAAACTCCTGACCAGACATAGAACGAAAACGATAACGGTACTTATCTAAATCTGCTCTACGTTCCTGTCTACCAACTTGCGTGCGGTAGTTAACAACTGGTCCAGATAAAAGTCTAGTCAGTCTTTTGAACAGCGGCGCCGCTGGATTTCTTGGGTTGTTGTCGTTCTTAGCCATGTTTTATCCTAGCCTTTAATTAATCCTATATATTGGTGCTGAAAGTCTACTGCTTGCTTGGCTCTATCAGATTCTTTTGTGATCTTGTGGCCCTGCATACCTGGAATCGTTGTAGAGATAGATGTTTTTGCCGTGCTAATTGCAGACAAGAAAGACTTGCTGTACTCGACATTCTTTTGACTTTCCACAATCACGGTATCCCTAACCCAACACCCAATAGCAAACGACATTGTTAAATCGTCGTTGTAGCTTCTCATCGCCTGCGGACGTCCATGATGCCAAATAAATGTTTTCATTTCTGAAAGTAAACGATTTGAGTTAATCGTAATTAGTTTATTTCTCATAAACTCTTCCATTTTCGCAACGATCAAAGGTCTTGTTTTGGAAGAAGTTGTGAAACCGGGTATTACGTTTGATTGCCATTGTGCAGTTAAGGGATCAACGTATTGGTGATCACCCTTGGTCGTGTAGTATAAGTTAGGATACCCTTTATCTATTAATTTTTTAAGTACCGCGAAGCCAATATTGTTGTTTTCTATCACCAACATAGGATTGCCATACTCGGCGGCTACATTAGAAAGAATATCTGCGAAGTCATCTGGCGTTGGTTTGCCTACGTATTCAGCGACTTGTTCAAGGTTTGCAAGTTCTATAATGTGGAAAGCGCTATTATCTTTACCATCGCCACGAGCAACGTCGGCAACAATTAAATAATGATTCTCCGGATTGTATTGTTTCCAAATCCAATAGTTTCTGTCAAAGCCCGTTCTGTACTCTGGTGCTGCAACTTTTTCTAGATACCATTGCAGATCGTCTGGGTGAATGACAGTCTCACCGGAAACGTTGAAGTTACATTCAAGCTCCTGAGCGATCTGTCGCTTGGACATGTTTCTGGTTTCTTTTTCAAACCATTTCTTGTCACGCTCGGGGTGAACATCCCACATGAGGGTTGTCATATGAAAATCGTTAGTACCCGCTTCTGCTTCAACACAGTTTTGGTGGAACCAGTTGCCCACACCATTGGGTGTGGATAGCGCGATGCATCGTCCACCTGTGGATAACGTAGGATAAAGCGCCGTCCATAGCTCTTCTAGTTTCTCAACGTGAGCAGCCTCATCGATAATTAGTAACGAAAGTGCCTCGGAACGACCCGCATCTCCAGATGTTGATGAGCCCTTAATCTGTGAACCGTTTGACAGCTCAAACGATGTTCTGTTATCTACTGTAATGTCAGCTATTTGCATCCACTTAGGTAAATTCTTAATAATCGCTTTTACTTTTTTAACTAAGTTTGTGGCAGTTTGCAGCTTTGTTGCAACAACAAGAATGTTTTTGTCCTTGTGGAACAACATTAGCCATGCTACATACGCAGCACTAATAGTAGAGATGCCCAACTGTCGGGCTTTTAGAATAATATTAAAACGATAATCGCGGAAGTCTTTTAAGAGATCCTGCTGATAATCGAATGCTTTGAAAGGAATTAAGCCTTTCTGCGGGTGTGAGATACGACAGTAACTTGTTGTAAAGTAAACCGGATCTTTGCCGGCTTTAACAATCTCTTTTAGAATCTCTTGCTTTGTAAGAGCGGCCATATTAGACCTTCACATTTGAAGGCTTCTTAGCTTTATCTCTCCCTAATGCAAGAAAATCTCTGATTGCTTTATCAACGCGCTCTTCGTCAGAGCCACCGTTAACCTCAACAACGTCAGTTAAACCGCCGATGCGGTAATCACAATGAGCCTGAACGTCGGTGCGGTAATTGGAAATACGCTGCACGAGAACATGTGGCTCACCTTCCTTTGTTAAGGATAGTGTATCACCCGTGACGGCTTTGTATTCTTTCTTTAGGAAGTTAGCAATGTCTTGTAGACGCTGCTCAATCTCGCCCTCAAAGCCTTTGTCTTGGACTTCTTTAAGTCTTGTTTCTGCCTGATAAGTAATGCGAAGAATCGGACCATGAAACTTGACACCAAAACCATCCATCACTCGACGGTCTTTAATAAAGTGGCCGTCCTCTCTTTTAAGTCCAGCCTTGCGCTCTTTGCCATCGGCAGCTATTGTCCCATCGTGGGCTCCGTCATAAGCATTCGCGGCTGCTTGGTTGATTCCTTTTACAATGTCGTATACTGATGCCATTTTATTGTTCCTTGTTTGGTCTCCATCCGCTTTTCCATCTTTCCTCTCTTCCGCCTTCAATGTATTGAACGTAGCATTTAAAGCAAGCTTCAAACTTATTCATATACAAATCATCTCGTGGATGAAAAGAATATCTAGAACAAACTGGACAAGTCCTATTATGATCTCTATTAAGTAGTTTTTTGTTTATTAAAAATCCATCTGCTTCTATTTTGTCTTGGGATTCAGCGTTCTTTGCAAATTTTTGCTGCTCCTCAATAGATTGTTGAAGATACTCTTTCTCTTTATCTTCATCCCAAAAACGTTTTGGATTGTGTGTGGCTTCCTCACCATACTTTTGCGAAATGGCTTTTTCTAATTTAACAATATAATCTTGTTTATCGCTCACTGTTTTACAATCTCCGTTGAAAGTGCAAAGATTCCCAACGAAGTAAGGGTTCCAATACCAAAGCCGAGCGCAACCATGAATGGCTCCGATCCAGGCTTCTGCTTTGTAACCAACTCCATAAGGCGATCATTTTCTGCTGCCTTGAGTATCATCATCGACTCGTACTTATCTTTCCAAGAATGGATCTCGATATCCTTGTAGTCTAAACGAAGTTGATAGTTTTGCTCCTGTAGTTTTAATTCATATTCAACGCGAACATCACACTCAACATCAGAGAACCTTTTTTCGTTCAGAACTTTTGCAGCCGCATCCAATGACAAGAGTATGCCATCAAATGGCACAACGTCGCCTGCCTCCACTGGCAAGACAACGTAATCTGGTTCTGGTGTCTCTTCTGCTAAAGCAAACGTTGGTGTTAACATTGCTAGCGCTACGAAAGCGCTTAATAGTTTTTTAGCCATTTTCTAATCCAAAAGCTTTGGCTATCTCTTTAGCCAACTTCTCTGGATCATTATACCCTTCGTCTACAAGCTTTTTAAGTTCTGCTTCTTTTCTCTTGTCTAAAAGTTTGCCTTCTTTTTCGTATTGCTCTTTAAGTTGCTTTGTGATCTTTAGGTGCTGTTCAAGTCTGAGGTTCTTCTCTGTTACCTCGGTATTGTGGATGTGCGAGAGCGTCTCCATCTCTTGATCATGTTGGTCTCTCTTTGCATCTAGAAGATCCATAACGCGTGCTAACAACACTCCGTTTCGCATAAGAGCAGAAGCTAATGCTGCGCCTATAAATAACAACACAATAATGATTGCCCACCAAAACTTTTTAGCCCAAAGCCAAGCTTGTTTTGCGAGTAGTTTAATCTTCATCGGTTACCAAATCCTTTCAACTTAGCGACGGCGTCAATTACAGTTTGCCCACCAATATAGACGGTAGTAATTATAACCCAATCGGAAGACTGTAGGTCAGAAAACATCAACAGTCCCGTGGCGGTTGCCCAAGCCAATAACTTTCTGGACACTAGCTTATCCAGACCTCTATCTATTATATGCTGTGTCCTACTGGTTTCGTTTTCTGCCATTTGTTTGCTCCTACTATAAATAGGTTGCTACATCATTATGTCTAAGCGTACCAAGCTTAAATTCAAGAAAATGTTAAAGAAAGCTGAGTTTGTTCACGCAGATTTAGAGTATCACGAAGAGCTTATAACTGATGCAAAAGTAGAATTTAATGAAGCATTTTTAGATACGATTAGCAGCTGGCCGAGAAGAAGAAGAAAAGATTGGTCATTTCATCTTAAAGATATACAAGATGAAAGAGCCAAAAAACTTGTAGAGGAAGCCGAGAAACAAAGACAAGAAAAATTAACTGCGGACGAAGCCCCACAGGATACAAATATCGTAAAGAATAAAGAAGTTTTTGTAGACGGCGAAACCGGTGAAGAATTTTATGTTAACCCGGATGAAATAGAAGAAACTGATATCGATGACAAGCAAGGCATCATCAAGAAACTTTATCGCAAAATCGCCAGTGAAACACATCCAGATAAACTAGTAGCCTCCGGGTTTTCGCAAGGCGAGGTAGCAAGAAAAGAAACAATATTCAAAAAAGCCAAGGAAGCTTATGAACGTGATAATTGGTACACTCTATATTCGGTTGCCGTCGATCTGGGCATCGAAGTTGGCGAAATAGACGAAAAACATATTGATTGGATTGAAGAAGACATCAAACTTACGATGGGTCGTATCTCCAAAATGGGTCAATTGTTTGTATGGGTATGGTATACGTCTGACGACGAAGGCAAAAAAAGAGTGATGGACCAGTATTTTAAACAAGTTTATAATTGGCCACCTGATGGAAGTTAGTTCTTCTTTTTCTTTTTAAATGCCAAGCCGCCTAAAAGTGCTTCCCAAAATGCTGCGTTCATTGGTTAATCCTCGCGTATCCGTTGTTCTTCTCAATTGTAATCTCCATATCAACGATATCTTTTAGAGAATCCAAGTGAGAAATAAGAATAACTGTCTTAAAATACGTTTTAACTAGATCAAGCATCCGAATAAAGCCTTCCATATTCTCTGCGTCCAAAGCCGTTCCAGGCTCGTCTAGAATAAAGATGTTGCCCTTTGGCAACGATGATACAGATAGAAGCGCCAAACGTATACCCATTGATGCCAGTGTCTTCTCTGCACCAGAACCCATCTCAATGGGACGCGCTTCGTAGTTGGGGTGCTTGATAAGCACATCCAACTTGTTGCCAGACTCTTGGAAGAAAACTTCAAAGTCAACAATGTTTGAGATTGTCTTTGCAATCTCTTCGTTAATAACAGGCAGTCGTCTCTTGATAATATCGTAAGCAATACCGTTGGAATGCATGCAACGCATAAACAAATCATAGGCAGCGAACTCAGCACGAATATCAAGTAGCTCCTGCTTCTTGTCTTTAAGCGTCTCTACCTTCTGCTCTAGTGAGCCGATTGTTCTGTTATGAATTGATAGACCTTCCTCAAAAGCTTCGATGTCTCTCTTATTCGCCTCAATCGTCTCCGCAACCTCATTCCGCGAAGAAATAAGATTCTCGATATTCTGGATAGCTTCTTTGTTATCCTCGTACAAAGCAATCTTTTCATTTGTCTCGGACAAATCAGAGGTCATCGTTTTGATCTTTGCGAACTGCTTCTCAATTGAAACCTTGTTGTCTCGCTTCTCAATCTCAATAGCGTTCTTCGCAATGATTGTTTCATTGTATCGATCAATCAACTCGACCATCTCAGCAGAGTTAACCGACACTACCTTCTCTTTATAGCCCTTAGCTTCCTCGATCTTCTTAACGAT